AATCTAAAACAGAAGTCACAACGACTTCAACCCAAACTACTAATACAAACGAAGGAGTAACAAATGATTAGTTTATTAATGACAATGTTCTTGGCCTGCGGCGACAAAGAAGAAGAACAAGATACGGCCGTAGACGCTGAAGAGACAACCGAAGAAACCTCTGAAGAAGCAGAAGACACCGCTCTCGAAGGTTCCGAAGAGGAAACTGAGGAAGGTTCTGAAGAAGGTGAAGAGTAATGACTAAAGCAGGTAAGATTGACATTAGTTCTATGAAGAAGTTCATCAATAAAAAAGTTGGACTGAACATAGCACACAACCTTAGTGAAGACAATCCTACTGCTGTCACAGAATGGATTCCAACTGGCTCACGCTGGTTGGACTCTATTATCTGTCGAGGTAAGATGGCTGGAATTCCCGTTGGGAAAGCCACTGAGATCGCCGGCTTATCATCAGCAGGCAAATCTTATATGGCTTGTCAAATTGCTGCGCAAGCACAAAAGAAAGGCCATTTTGTCATTTACTTTGATGCGGAGTCTGCTATTGACCCGGCATTCTTATTGAGTTCTGGCGTTGATATTGAAAACCTCTTCATGTATGTTCAGGGAGTTTCCGTTGAGAAAGTTCTTGAGACGATTGAAGACCTGATGACGGAGTATCCGGAGACAAAATTTTTGTTTATTTGGGATTCAATCGCTGCTACCTCTTCCGAGAAAGAGTTGGAAAGTGATTTTAATCCCCAGTCAACAATGGCTGTGAAACCAAGGATTTTTGCGAAAGCATTTCCTAAATTGATTATTCCGCTAGCAGATCATCAATGTACAATGTTGTTGATTAATCAGCTTAAGACCAACATAACTTCAAACATTGCTGAAGCAATGACCACGCCCTACATTGCTCCAGGCGGTAAGGCAATCGGTTATTTCTGTTCGCTACGCATTTGGTTAACAAAGCGAAAAGGGAAAGCGTCGTATGTCACAGATAGAACCGGTGTTCGCATTGGCTCTGAGGTAAAAGTTAAGGTTGAGAAGTCTCGCTTCGGCTCTGAGGGACGCACATGTGGCTTTAAGATCTTGTGGGGAAATACGGTCGGAATTCAAGATGAAGAGTCGTGGTTGGAAGCACTAAGGCTCTCAGGTTCTGATCGCTTTAAGCCGGGAGCTTGGAACAAGATTTATGACGCGAATGGAAAGGAATTCAAATTCCAGAAGTCGCAATGGATCAACAAGTTGCAAGAACCAGAGTTTCGTTCTGTTGTGCTTGGCATCATGGATGAGGAAATCATCAAAAAATTTGAGTCTGAAGGCAAGAACTTTGGACTTGAAGGCGAGGACGAAGAAGGTTAAATCCTGAAGTTACTCATGAACCCCTTCTCTTCGGAGTTGGGGTTTTTTTTGTTTTTAAGGCACTATTTAATATCATTAATGGAGAACTACCAATGAACCCAAAAATACAAGTTATTGAAAAAGCGATTATGGACCTCAAACAAAACAAACAGATGGTAAGTCAAATCTACGAAGAATGGAAAACTGTCGAACAAGGCCCAACATCGAATTACTATGCAAAAGTCAAAGAACTAGACGACGCTATGGAAAAAGCACGAGAAGAACGTAAAAACATAGCGGTTAGGCTTTTTCGTGATTATGTGGATAGCCTAGGAAACCCTGTTGTTGGCAATCCGAATGAAGCATTTTATGATCCCAACCCAACACCTATCTTTAGTGTTGGCGACTTTCATAGAGGGCCTGGTATGCCTAGAACACTCCCAGCGATTACAAGTGCTGCGACCATTGTTGCCAACAGGGGAGAATTAACTTTAAGAAGAATAGATAAATTTATTGATCAATTAAAGAGAAAACTGAAAACTAGAAAAGACTTACAAGAAAGCAATCCATTTCAACTAACAGAAGCAAAACTAAAACAAATGATAGTGGAAGCCCTGAAGAACTCTTATTTTCAATAAAGAAAAGGCAAAAATTAAAGAATTAATTGGTGTAAGAAAATGAAACTAACAGAAGGTTGCTAGGGACTTTGACGCCGATGAAGTTACTCATAAGCCCCTTCTCTCCGGAGTTGGGGTTTTTTTTACCCTTTTTTACTTGACACACTGCTCTAAGTGTGTTATATTGTAATATACGTTGGAGGACGAATGAAGAATGTAATAATAATTGACGCGCTGAACATGTTTTTGCGCAGCTATGTGGTTAGTCCACATATGGATAAGAATGGAAACCCTGTAGGGGGCACCATTGGCTTTCTAAAGTCACTTCAGAAGGTGGCTAGGGACTTTAATGCTGACGAGGTTATTGTGGCTTGGGATGGCCATGAAGGCTCTGCACGTAAGCGTTCGATGAACAAAGACTACAAGGCAGGCCGCAAACCTGTGAGATTCAATAGAAGAATGATTGAGTTACCACCTGAACAAGAGATGGTCAACAAAGGCTATCAACAAGTAAGGCTGATGGAGTATCTAAACGAGATGCCCGTGATCCAACTTGTGGCAGACTTCACAGAGGCTGATGACATCATTGCTCACGTAATCAACCACAAGAATTACAATGGATGGTTGAAGACCATCATCTCATCTGACAAGGACTTCTTTCAGTTGTGTCGACCTGATGTTCAGATTTACCGACCAATTCAGAAAAAAATTGTTACAGAAGCATCTGTCATTGAAGAATTCAAGATCCACCCAAAGAACTTCGCATTAGCAAGAGCAATGGCAGGAGATCCATCGGATAATTTACCGGGCATCAAAGGAGCAGGACTTAAGACAATTGCAAAGAGGTTTCCTTATTTAATTCGACAAGACGAGTATGAAGTCGGTGACATCATAAGAGACTGTGCAATGGTTGGAAAGAAACTTAAGATCCACGAAAACATTCAGAAGGATGAGCAGCTAATCAAAGAGAATTATAAAATCATGCAACTACAGTACCCCAACATTAGAGCAATGAATCGAGAACTCATCACAAGAGCAGTTAGTGACTTCGAGCCAACATTCAATAAAATAAAGTTCACACAAATGTTGTTCGCTGATGACGCCGGTCATCTCAACTTTGATGCACTTCAGATGACTTTTCGCAAAATAAATAGCCAATAAAACTTGACAAGTAGACAATAACAGGTTATATTTAAGTAACCAAAGAATTCAGGAGGACATATGAGTTTTACAGACAAAGAGACATTTATGAGGTTCGGGAAAAATTTCCAAGAGAACCTCTGCCAACTTATGTTGGAGGATCGACCATTCTTCGATCAAATTACAGAGGTGCTGGACGTTACTTTTTTCGAAAAGAAATATCTTCAAGTATTCGCACAGACGCTTATAAACTATAGAGACAAGTACAACACACACCCAAACAACGAAGTAATGATGACCTTGTTGAGAACCGAGTTGAATCATCACGATAAGGCAACAGCAAAGGATGTAAGAGAGTTTTATGCTCGCATCCACACATCTGACGGTGTAGAAGAATGTGCTTTCATCAAAGATAAGGCTATTGACTTTTGTCGCAAGCAAGTTCTTAAGGGAGCAATGCTCAAGTCAGCAAAGTTGTTAAAATCATCATCATTTGAAGAGATCGAAAAAGTGATCAAGGAGGCCTTGGTTCTTGGTACAGACAATAACTTTGGACACGACTTTCGCAAAGATTTGCTTAAGCGTTTTGAACTCATTACAAGAGATCCAATCTCAACTGGTTGGGCACGAATGGACGAGATTGTTAAGGGAGGCCTTGGAAAGTCAGAGTTGGGAGTCGTTGTTGCTCCAACTGGTGCTGGTAAGTCTATGGTGCTCGTTCATCTCGCCACTCAAGCGCTCCTTCAAGGAAAAACTGTTGTCTACTACACTCTTGAACTTAAAGATACGGTGGTAGGCCAACGATTTGACTGTTGCATAACTGACGTTCCATTGAATGAACATAAAGAAAGACAAAAAGAAATTGTAAACAAAGTGAAAGACCTTGAAGGCACTCTAATTATCAAGGAGTATCCAACCAAATCGGCATCCGTGTCAACTCTCAAAAATCACATTGAGAAGTTACGGAAGAGAGGCATTGAGCCTGATATGATCTTGGTTGACTATGCCGACTTATTGCGTCCGCCTCGAGCCACTGGTGAGAAGCGACACGAATTAGAGGAGACTTATGAAGGTCTTCGTGGCCTCGCTCAATCTTATGAGATCCCTTGTTGGACTGCATCTCAAACAAACCGTGGAGGTCTTAATGCTGAAGTTATCACTATGGAAGCGATTTCTGAAGCATTCAACAAATGTTTCGTTGCAGATTTCATCTTCTCTTTATCGAGAACTGTACAAGATAAGCAAGCGAACAAGGGTCGTCTTTTCGTCGCAAAGAATAGAAACGGTCCCGATGGTCTTGTGTTTGATGCTTTCGTTGACTGGTCTGATGTTACCATCAAAGTGTTAGATAGGGACGAATCAGCGGAAAAAATGCAATCAACGGCAGACGCTTTGCAGATGCTCAAAGACAAATATGCGAAAGCAGGAAAATAACCAAAAATTACAGGAGTAAGTAATGGATTTAGAGAAGAAGATTTTATCGGACATCACCGTCCACATGAAGTATGCAAGATACATGGAAGACGAGCAACGTCGAGAGAACTGGGACGAATTAGTTACCAGAAATATGAATATGCACATCAAAAAATTTCCCAGTTTAGAACAGGAAATACGAGAGAACTACAAGTTTGTCTACGACAAAAAAGTTTTACCATCAATGCGCTCAATGCAATTCGGAGGAAAGCCAATCGAGGTTTCCCCAAACCGCATCTTTAATTGCGCTTACACACCCGCAGATGATCCACGAGTTTTTGGAGAGATTATGTTTCTCTTACTTGGCGGAACAGGCGTTGGTTATTCGGTGCAGAACCACCATGTAGACAGCTTACCTGAGATCCATCGCCCATCAAACAAGAGAACACGACGTTTTCTCATTGGCGATTCAATTGAAGGTTGGGCTGATTCAGTCAAGGCTCTGATGATGTCTTACTTTAAAGGCACATCAAAGTTGCGTTTTGACTTTTCAGACATCCGTCCGAAAGGTGCGAGACTAGTTACATCCGGTGGTAAGGCTCCTGGGCCACAACCACTTAGAGAATGTCTAGTAAAGATAGAGGGGATTTTAGATGCTAAAGAAAACGGTGACAAACTCGCTCCTATTGAGGTGCATGATATCATCTGCTACATTGCGGATGCAGTTTTGGCGGGGGGTATTCGTCGTGCCGCCCTTATATCTTTATTCTCTGCTGATGACGAAGATATGCTTTCGGCGAAAGCCGGACCATGGTGGGAACTCAATCCACAACGAGGACGAGCAAACAACTCCGTAGTCGTGATGCGTCATCGCATTGACAAACCTACGTTCATGAACTTGTGGAAACGAGTTGAAGAGTCACGTTCAGGAGAGCCAGGGTTTTACTTCTCAAACGATAAAGACTGGGGCTGCAACCCATGCTGCGAAATCGGCTTGCGACCAAACCAATTTTGCAACTTGGTTGAGATCAATGTCTCGGATGTCTCAACTCAAGATGAATTAAACGCACGCTCCAAAGCAGCATCGTTCATAGGGACCCTTCAGGCGTCCTACACGGACTTTCATTACCTTCGCCCTGTCTGGCAACGAACAACTGAGAAAGATGCGCTCATCGGCGTCTCAATGACTGGAATTGCGTCTGGTGGAGTACTTGACTTAAACATGACTGAAGCCTCTTTGGTTGTATCTAAAGAGAACCGGAGAATTGCAATGCAAACTGGCATCAATCCTGCCGCACGACAGACATGTGTTAAGCCAGCAGGAACAACTTCTCTTACTCTTGGCACGTCAAGCGGCATTCATGCATGGCACAATGACTACTACATTAGACGACTTCGTGTTGGAAAGAATGAAGCAATCTATTCATATCTCGTCAATAACCTGCCTGAGCTCATCGAGGACTGTCGCTTTAGACCTCATGACACTGCTATCCTATCTGTGCCTCAAAAAGCTCCTGAAGGGGCAATAACGCGCCACGAAACAGCACTTGACTTGCTCGAGAGAGTAAAGAAGGTTTCCGCAGAGTGGATCAAGCCCGGCCACAAGAAAGGTAACAACACTCACAACGTTTCAGCTACAGTGAGCATTCGAGATGAAGAATGGGAAACTGTTGGAGAGTGGATGTGGAATAATCGCGGTGTTTACAATGGGTTGTCAGTTTTGCCGATGGATTTGGGAACTTACGTTCAAGCTCCTTACGAGGATTGCGACGCTGAGACTTATGAAAAGATGCTCTCATTGGTCAAAAACGTTGACTTGGACCTAGTTATAGAGACAACAGACGAAACCGACTTAAGTGGAGAAATTGCTTGTGGTGGTGGAGCCTGCGAAATTTTTTAACAGGAGAAAAGTATGAGAGAAGAATTAGAGAAAATTATTCATAACTTAAAAGAAGTGATGGAAGACCTTGATAAAGTAGAAGCTGGTTCTTATGGCTATAAGTCTGCAGCACCAAGAGCTAGAAAGGCTCTCATGGAAGCTTCTAAAGAATTAAGAGAAGTCAGAACAACCATACAGGAAGTGAAGAATTCTCACGAAGAAAAGTAAAAACTTTTCCTTGACAACTTAATCATAATGTGTTATAATATAGACAGGGACATTTAACTTTGTCTGAAATATAACACATTATGATTTTTTTATTTGGAGGAAAAAATGAAATTTGAACCACACAATAAGCACCTATGGATTTTACCAAAGGAAGAGATAAAAGAAGATAAGGAATCTCCTCTCTTTGTGATGCCCAATGAATACCAGCCACCCAAGTCTCCCTATGTCGTAGGGAATATCTTGGCCATGGCATGCGATTGCGATATTAGTTTAGATGTCGGAGATACAGTAGTTGTTGAAAGAACCACTGTTCAGGAGATAAAAGCGGGATCAGAGACTATTTATGTCGTTAAAGAAAATTACGTTTATGGGAGAATTTGCGATGAGGTTGACGACTAGAACACTTAAATCATTAATATTAGAGGTCCTCTCTGAAGAAAGAGACTTGCAATACGTCAAAGAAGCAAAGATGGAAGACCTCAGCGATGTTTGTTACATCGGAGGGTCTACTCATCAATTAGCGACATGTAAAATTGGAGACGGAAAGTATTATCTTAAATTCTCAGACAGCTATCAATTTGCTACGCCTTCAGACAAATCAATGCAGATCGGAGTTGAGTATCTTGCTTACAAGATATATCAATTGTACCCTGCAAATGCTCCGGAAGGCGTAGAGGTTGTGTCAGACCCTCAACAAAAAAGAATAGGTATAGCGACATCTGAAATGAAAGGTCAGGCAGCAGGAGGACTAAGACACAGTTTTCCAGCAAAGAATTGGGTATCTTCAATTTCAGGTGGTGCGATGGTTGACATTTTCTTAGCCAACTGGGATGTTAAAAATACCAACAACTTTGTGGTCGACACAGAAACAGCAATTGCCTCTCGGGTTGATCCCGGAGGCTCTTTGACTTTTCGAGCACAAGGCGGTAGAAAGGGAGATAGATTCTCTCCACAAGCCGGAGAGCTCAAGACAATGATGGATCCAAATATGCGTGGAGGAGCTGGATGGCTCCTAAGCCAAGTTGACATGAAAAAGGCATGCGAAGCATTTTTATCTGTAAGTTGGTCACAGGTCCAACAAGCAATAATGTTGGCATTGGGCGAAGTATCTCGTGAATTAAAGAATGCAGGACTTGAAGACCAAATGATAGCATGGCAAGACGAGGTAAAACAAATCATGACGAAGCTAAAAACTCGCCATGAAGACGTAAAAGATCACTGTGAGCATGCTCTTGGTGAAATGTAGAAATGTTCAATAGGAGAACACAAGATGAAATTGACTGAAAAAAAATTAAAAACTCTTATCATCGAAGTTATCGATGAAGCAAGAGTATCCAAGTATGATAAAGTAATGAGTATCCTCAAAGGCCAAGACCCTTCAGTCGATACCATTGCAATCATGTCTGGACAGAACCCAATGGCTAAGCAAGCCAGCGCACTAGACAACGAATATCTCAAGAGAGACTTGGAAGCGGCTATCGAACAAGAGGGGATGAAGTTTCTCCGTGTTGGAGGAAACTTCATGGGTATCTTTGAACAATCAGCAATGATTATCAACCCACCAGACAAAGATGTCATCGAACAGCTAAATAGACAATTCACACAATGGGGTTTTGTTTGGGGCGAGAAGATGACTATCGAAGAAGGTAATGACAAGATGGTATTCACTATGTATGAGATTGACTATGACAACGATATGGGCTTCCGAAGAGCTCCAGGTTCTGAGCAAGTATCCCAGGTTATGGATGATGAACTTATGCAGGGCGATTCTGACTATTCGTTCATACCAAAAGCTGGAAAAGGCGGACCAGACTCTAAAGTTGGAAAGAAATTCGGTATTCCACTTTATGAAGACGAGGAATAAATGAAAGAAATAGAACTTTACGGAGACGGTGTTGGCAAAGTGTCTTATGTCCAACATGTTGGAGACGATAAGATGATAGCCAATGCCGCCCGCGTGTCTTTTGGACAAGACAACACCAAGCCTCTTACAAAGAGGGACAAGGGTTTGATCAAGTATTTGATCGAACACAAACACACTTCCCCCTTCGAACACAACTCGATCACATTTATGTTCGAGGTTCCCATGTTTGTAAG